ATCCGGAGTACCGGGTGGCCGTGGCGAGTGCCACCAAGATGCTGGCTTACATTGAGCGTCTGGAGGCAGCATTGCTCGAAGGCATGGTCACCGGAAAGGGGGGTATCGCATACGCCACCGCCGGTGCGCCAGACGGCACCGCAGTGGATCGCGGAATCCTCAAGACCAAGGACAACCCGGTTGCTAACGACGACCTTTTCATTGACAACGGAGATTTTGTCAAGAAGGGGGGAATCTGGGAGGAGAACGGCGATCTGAAGACCGACTACGAGTTTGAACTCATGAGCACCGGGCACAACACCCACTGGGCCGGAGTCAGCAGCAACATGGACTCTCTCGCTTCTAATCCTCGGCACGGCAGAAACAGCTTGCGGCGTCTAACCGGCAAGGTTTGCCCTGAGCTACCAGGATTCCATGAGATGCTACGCACCAACCAGTTGCTGAACCTAGAAGTGGCGGCGGCTCGGATGGACAAGCACTGGGATCAGGTACGAGTGGCTTGGGAGGCAAATTGGCAGCCGTCGGAAGAGATGCAGGCACTAGCAGTGGAGAACGCGCCAAGCGCCAAGGTCAAGCTCTATGAGTACACAGCACAATACCGCAAGGACGCTGGGCACTGGGGCACCGACGCAGGTCTGCAGCTCAAGAACGAGGGAGCGCAGAAAGTGGAGATGGCGGCGGAAGGGGAGACGAAACGAATGTTCGTCAACCTCGGGGTAGACACGACTATCAACACCGGGCAAGCATACCGGTTTTTGAAAGATGCCCTGACGTTACCATACGAGCACGAGGACTGCCGGATCACCTTTGTCAAACGGGTGAACACCGTCTCCCTCGACGCATGGGCCCTCGCTATGGCTGCCCCAGCAAAGCTGTTCGAAGCATTCGTCCACTCAGACGACGGCAGCTTCGTCTACAGAGGCACGGATGGCATTCTTCACCGGTTCGACATCGACATCAGCAAGTGCGACCGGTCCCAGAAGAACCCGGCTTTCCAGTCCTTCTCAAGGCTCATGGCTAACTTCCCGGCTATGTGGAAGTCCACTTGCGACGCTATTATGCGGGACGTAAAGATTAAGGCTAAGAACATCAAATATCCCCGCGAGCGCGACATCAAAGGATGGATGCAGGTACTTCAGCTGTACCTCCCATCTGGCCACGTCATCACGACATCCATTAATACCTTCATCGAAATGATCATCATGAACGAGATCTACAGGTATTGCATGGCTCTGCCTGACGGGGTAGCGCCCACATCAGCCGGCATCATCAAAGTGGCCGAGAACTTGGGATACAAGATTAAGTGCTTCCCTCGTCCCTCCGCCGCCCAGTGCACCTTTCTTAAGAAGCACGTGGCCAATACCTCTGACGCCATTCAGTACCCAGGCGCCAAGTTCCAGGCCGTCAAAGCAGTTCCTGCCCTTGGGAGCGTCCTGCGCAGCGCCTTCCGCTGCCGTGGCGACATCCCGAACAAAGGTAAGGACAACCTCACTGCCCCGTGCAAGTCCCGCACGCGAGGCATCATCGCATCACTAACCTACGACACTGAGATACCAATGCTCGAAGCACTAAAGAAGCAATTCGCTCTTACCGCTTACGAGCGTTTCACGCTAACCAGCAAACTACGCGACCAGATCACCCTGCAGGTGGCACGAGAGTACGAGTACAAGACTGGAGAGTCGACCAACCTGGCGAAGGTTGTAGTATCGAACAGCAGTTACCTAGAGAGGTACTTCCCCGGAGACGAGGCTGCCAAGGAGCGGCTGGTCGAAGCCGTTGGGAAACTCCGTTTCGGCGTGATGGTCAACACGCAAGAGACGCGCCACGTGATGGCGATGGACTACGACCTCGAGGACCGCATGCCCGTCTACCAGGGCGACTTTGCGCGGTACAACTCCTCACATGGCTAAGCTGTCTCCGCAGCCACTAGCC